ACGGAGCCGACACCCTGGGCTGGGACTGGCCGGTGGAGTGCCTGTTTGCCAGCATCGTCATTATCTGGCTGGTGATCAACGAGCTGCTGTCCATCCTGGAGAATGTGTCGGCCATTGGTGCACCGGTGCCTGGTTTCCTCCAGGCCCTGCTCAAGAAGTTGAAAGTACACGCTGAGGATACGGCGGCGGACAAGCTGCCGGGAGAGGAGGACAACAACAATGAGTAAGCGAGTGTACATCAGCCCCAGCGACCAGACGGAAAACCGCTATGCCTGGGGCAATACCAATGAGCACATCCAGTGCCAGAAGATCGCCGAGGCGGAGGCTGCCGCTCTGCGCCGCAGCGGCGTGGAGGTGAAGCTGGCGGCCTTCGGCACCACCATGGCCCAGCGCTGCGCCGAGTCCGACGCCTGGGGCGCGGACATCCACAACTGCGTCCACACCAACGCCTTTAACGGCAAGGTCATGGGCACCCGGCTGTTCTGCTACGCCATCCCGGGCAAGGGGTACGCCGCCTGCAAGGCGGTGTTCGCGGAGCTGGCCCCGCTGACGCCGGGAACGTCCGAGAACGTGCAGAAGAACTCCAACCTTTACGAGGTGCGCGTGCCCGACGCGCCCAGTGTGTACTGCGAGTGTGAGTTCCACGACACGGTGGAGGGTGCCAAGTGGATCGTGGAGCACACCACGGAGATCGGAGAAGCCATCGCCAGGGGCCTGTGCAAGTACCTGGGTGTGAAGTTCGTCCCGGCTCAGACGCAGAAGCCTGCCGAAGAACCCAAGGCCGACGCCGAACAGGTGCTGTACCGGGTCCAGGTGGGAGCCTTCGCCGTCCGCGCCAACGCCGACAGGATGCTGGACCGCCTGAAAAAGGCCGGGTTTACCGGCTTCATCGTGAAGGGAAAGAAGTAAGAAACATTCTGGACGGCGGGGAGTGACGTAACGCCGCGCTCCCTGCCCGCGCATTGCGCCCGCACGCCCACGGCTTCTATTTTGCCATGGATAATAGTCGCAAAGCCGTTCGGTACTACATTTCCAACATGGCTCCCAAGAGAGCTTTGGAATTTGTCCAATCTTTCGATTTGCCAGAAGATGAGGAATCGTGCATTATTTTGTGCGATATCCGCCGAAAGTCTTATATCCAAGTTTCCAACGCGCTTCACGTCTCGCCGGAAAGCGTCAAGAGAAACCGCCGCAGGGCATTTTCGAAAATTGTTGACGCGCTGACAAATCAATAGACCTCACTTGGACATGATCGCCCATTCAGAGACCTTTTACAGGCCATCTGAATGGGCGATTTTTTTGTACCATATAAGCAAAGGAGGGCTGGCGATGTACGGATTCAACAACCAATATCAGCAGGGATACGGTGCCCCATACATGGGGCAATACGGGCAAGCATCACAGCAAGCGTGCCAGATCACCAGAGTAAACGGCAGAAACGGGGCAGACGCGTTCCGCATGGCACCTAACAGTTCCATCTTACTCCTGGACGAGAATGACCCGGTTGTGTGGCTCAAGGTCAGCGATGGGGCGGGGTATTGTACTGTTACTCCATACAGCATTGCTCCGTATCAAGACCCCGCAAAGGTAGATGTTACCAGTTTGGAAGAACGCGTGAAAAGATTGGAGGAAATGCTAAATGCCAAATCCGATGATTCAGATGCTCCAGCAAAACGCAAAAAGCCTGAATAACCCTCTCGCAATGTTGATGGAGTTCCGCAAGTTTGCGGCTGGTATGACCCCGCAGCGGGCAAAGGAACAAGTGGAACAAATGCTGCAATCGGGAAAGATGAACCCGCAGCAGTTCCAGCAGCTCCAGCAGCAAGCCAAGGAGTTTATGAGATCCCTGAAATAAGCCGGTGCGCAACGGTTTATTATAAAAATTTCAAGAAAGGAGTTTTGAAATGGACAATTATTCTCTCTCTGATCTTCGGGCTGCTGTTGATGGCGGCAATGACAATTGGGGAGGCGGCGCGTGGTGGATTATCATCCTGTTCCTTTTCGTCTTTATGGGCGGAGGCTGGGGGATGAACCGGCAGGGCGAATTTGGCCAGTATGCCACCGCTTCGTCTCAACAGGAAATCCTTTTCGGCCAGCAGTTTGGCCAGCTGAATGACCGTCTGACCAACGTTGGCAACGGCATCTGCAACTTGGGATACGAAATGCAGGGCAATGTCGGGCAGTTGGGCAAGGAAATGGCCCTGGCGCAGAACGGTACGAACGTGGCCATTATGCAGACCGGAAACAACATCCAGTCTCAGATGTCGGAGTGCTGCTGCACAACGCAGCGGGCTATTGACAGCGTCAACGCCAACATTGACGCCAAGTTTGCCGCCCTGGAGAAATCTCAGCTGGAGGGCCGTATCGCCCAGCTGGAACAGGCCAACAATCAGCTGTTTATCAGGGACCAACTGTGCGGCGTAGTGCGCTATCCCAACGGATACACCTACAATGCGGGCCCCTCTCCGTTTTGTGGCTGCAATAGCGGCTGCAACAACATCTGATTTCCGGGAAGCGAGATAAAGTGACGCCCTATTTGGCGAGGCATGCGGGGCGGCATTAGTCGCCCCGCTATTTTTGAATGGACAAAAATCAGCCTGATTAGAAAGGAATGATTCTATGAGTAAATCTGCAATCTATACCACCAACACCACCGGCGCAACCGTCCCGGTTGACGGCATCATCCCTGTTGGGAATACTACCCGCCGGTACGGCTGCAACATCAAGCAAGACGGCAATGCCATTACACTGTGCGGACAGGGGTATTACCTCGTCAACGTTTCCGGCACCTTGTCTCCCTCGGCGGCTGGAACCGTGTCTATCACCGCGCAAAAGGACGGCGTTCCGATTATCGGAGCGACGGGGGCCCAGACCGCCGCCGACAACGGCACTGTTAATATTGGCATTTCTGCCATCGTCCGCAATGCTTGCGGGTGTGAAAGCTCTATTCTGTCCCTGGTCCTGGGCGGCGTTGCGGCAGTTGTAAACAACATGGCCGTCACCGTCGAGAAACTGTAAGGGGTGCAACATGAAGGACGACCTGAAAGAATACAAGCAAAAACTGGAAAAAGAACTGTCTGCGTACATGGAACTGCCTGTGTCCGAACGCTCTGCTGCTGCCGTCCGAGGAATGGCGGAGTGCTGGGAACAGGTCGATAAACTCGGTAAATGTATGTGCGGATCCGCTGATTTTTCCAAAGAGGATGCTAAAGCATGGAATACCGACATGAAAAATGATGACGGCACCACCGGCGGGCATTGGACTGTTCAGCAAACCACCCCCCTCGCGGCCAACGCCGGTGTCGTGTTTGCGCACATCACCGAGGATGACTGGAACGTAGCCATGAATATGATGTATTCGGACTACTGCTCCGTGGCGGCAAAGTATGGCGTAAACAAGCCTGAGTTCTTTGCGGATATGGCCAAGGCATTCCTGTTTGACAAGGACGCGAAAGGCCCGAAAGAAAAGCTGTCTGCCTACTACCACGGAATTGCGGCGGTGTAA